CGACCGTTCTCGACATCTACAACACAAACCGCCGCTTGGCTGATCCTGTCGTCATTCGCAAGTACGACCTTATGCAGGCCGTGCTTGGCGCCTTTAATGACGGATCCTTCAAGCCCCTACCGGTTAGTACCTACCCTGGGTATGACTTTGCCCTGAAGCCACCAACTCCTGGCTACAAGGGTAAGGAACCCTGGTTAGGGAAACGATCCCTCGGATCTCTACTCGGACCCCGCTGGCCCGAGGTCGAGACCGCCGTTGACGAACTTCTTGCCTCTTTCCGTAAAGGGGTGGTGAAGATGACGATTGTCGTCGACTTCATGAAGGACGAACTCCGTCCTCTGCTCCCCGAAGCCGTCGCAAAACTCACTGAACCGCTCCCCCCTGCCGAGCTTGCCAAGCTCAGCCCACAAGAACTCGAAGCGTACAACAAGCGTTTCCGTCCCGTCGTTGACGGCCACCTTCCCGCTGGTATCCAACCAGAGATGCGTGGCTATGTCTACCTCGACACGCCCGTCGAGCAGGTGAAGGTCGTCCGCCCAATCTTCGCCATGCTCTTCACCATCTCCCTTGTCACCCGAATGTACTTTGGTGCGTTCATGCGCGCCACGTTCAAAGGGAGAGTTGCCAACTCCACTGCCCTTGGAATCAACCCCAATGGTGATGAATGGCATATCTTACGCTCGCTCTTCCCTGAGTGGGTGTTCGATGGTGACATCAAGCAGTGCGACAGTGGTGAACAATGGACTCTCGGCTACTATCACACCAAGTTCATCAATTCCCTCTACAAGAAGGACGATCCGTCCTGGTTGCCGGAGGATGACACCATTCGCTACTGTCTCGCCTACACTTGCTACAACACCATTCATGCCCACATGCAAGCCATCTCCATTGACGATGTCCTCTATCCTGAGGGCAAACTCAAGGAGATCATCGACGCTGCCCGTGAGCGTGGAGACACCGAGGTTATCGTTGCCCTCTTGTACGAGCTCAATGACGTGAAGACCACTGGCCACCAGCTCACGGCCCTCTTCACTACACTCGACGTTGTTTCCGCACTCCGTTACGCCTATCTTGCCCACGCCCGCACGGTGGTCAAGGGCGGTGATCCCACTGCCGTCTCTGACTTCCGCTCCCG